AAATTTGATGAAAATGGAGATGGTAGATTAGATGATGAAGAAAAAGCAGAATTAAGAAAATCAAAAATAATTAATACATTTACTTCCTCTTTAGATAACCAGTATTTTAAACCTAAATATAACATTACTTTTCAGCAAATAATAGATTTTAAAGAATTATCAAAAGAAGAAAAAAATAAAGAAATAAAAAAATATGCAATAACAAAACCAGGACTTGAATTAGATTCTAATAAACAAAATCAAATTCAATTAGGAATTGATAGTGCAATTTTATTAGGAAAAGAAATTTTTAAACTTTTTGCTTCTACAAAAAGAAAAACAGTTAAAGGAAAAATAGTAGATTCATCTACTAATAAACCTATAAAAGCAGCTAAGGTAAAATATTATCCCTTATCTGGTGAAGAATTTGATTACCATCAAGATTTTACAGGGATTAAAGGTAAATTTTCTATAGAAATTGATCCTTTAGATATTGCTCCTTTAAAACCCCAAAATATTCCTATAACAGAAAATATAATCCTTTCAAAAATTTCAGGTAAAATTATTCCTAATGGAAGACAAATAATTGAATATTCTACAATAGAATCAGCAGATAAATTAGAATTAAATGGATATAAAGTATATGTATCTGACGATGAATTTGGAACTCCTTCCTCACCTTCTTATGAAATAGCAGCTTTACCTGTACTCCAAACCCAGATTAAAAAAGATATTAATAATAATGATATAATAACTTACTACTATTTACCTTCTTTTGAATTAGATATTCCAACAAATGCAAAATTTTTAACAGCTAAAAAAGGAAATAAGTATTCAACCCTTTCTGCAAATGAAAAAGAATATGAATTTAGTAATTTTATTACAACCCTAGAAACCGTTGATATAGTTTCAAAAAAACCTGATAGTATTACAATTATACATCCTAATTATGTTCCTCTTGAAATTATTCCATTTAATGGAGATGGAACAGTAAAAAAGAAATTAGGTGTTTTAAAAATGGAAGAAATAAAATTTGATTTTAAATTATCTCCTTTAGATCCTGAAGAAATTAAGCGAGTTTTAATAAGTAAAGAAGATGCTAATTATTATGCCCAAGAAAAATTAAATCAATTATATAGAACTTTAAAAAAAGATGTAATTCCTCCAATATTAATAATGTTAGCGACTTTTGGAGTTTCAAAAGGAATTGAAGCTATACAAAGTAATAAAAAACCTAAAGGAACATCATGTCCTGATCAAACTAAACTTTTAGAAATTATAAGAAAAAAAAATCAAGTAGTTAAAGGTTTAAATAAAGCTCTTAAAACTATAGAAACTTCAACTAAAGTTGTAAATACAGGATTAACAGCTATAGATGTATTAAATTTAGCTTTTCAAATAATAAAAAATATTCCAATCCCAACATCTGTTCCTCCTGGAGTAGGGATTCCAATAAATGTAATTACAAAAATTTCTGAAACAATTGCTAAAACTGAACGAATATTAAAATTACTTCAAAATGTAGGGAATGGAATATTAACTATTTTAGTTCTTTTAAGAACATTAATTCAATTAATTATTAGCCTACTAAATTTATTAGATGGATTAATTAAAGAATGTGCCCAATCTATCCCAGAATTAGCTACAGTATTCCAAGAACAACTTTCAAATGAATTAATAAATTTTGGATCTTTATCATCTAATACATCTAATAATCAATCATTAAATGAAATTAATGGATTTATAATGGGGATAGAAACAGAAATTACTACTAATCCTCTAAAACGAAGACGAGCTACAGCAAAAAATAAAAGTGGAATTACATTATTATTTGGAGAATTTTCCTTTACTTCCATTGATCAAATACTAATAGATGAACTTATATTTTATATTCAAACTAATGATTTAAAAGCAGATTAACCCTATATTTATAACCATATGAAAAGTACAGATTTTAAAAAATTAATTAAAGAAGCCGTAAGAGAAGCAATTCAAGAAGAATTAAAGGATATTCTATTGGAAGCTGTAAAATCCCCAAAACAAATAGTAAGAGAATCTTACACTCCTACTTCTAACCCAAATCCATCTTATGCACCTCCTCCAATAGACTTTAGATCAAAATATGCTGAGGTATTAGGAGAAACCGCTTTAAGTTTTACCTCCCAAAATGCTCAATCTTTTACCCCACAAATGGGTGACCCGGTAAACGGAAGTTTAGGAGCTGGAGAATTAGGTATGGATCAAATAATGGGTCTTTTAAATAGTAAATAATGGCATTTAATCCTCAACAAATTGCACCTATAGATTTTCAACCAAGCGTTGCTGTTGGAATAAATCTTCCATTTAGTGGTCTTGCAGTTTTTGAATCAAATTACCAAACAAAAGATGCTATTAAAAATAATTTAATTAATTTTTTTTTAACTAATCCTGGAGAAAGACCATTAAATCCTCTTTTTGGAGGTGGATTAAGAGCTTTTTTATTTGAACAAATAACTGAAAATAATTTAAATTTTCTTAGAGAAGATTTAAATCAAAAGTTACAAATTTTTTTTTCAAATATAGAAGTTAAAGATCTTATTATTTCTGGTCAAGAAGATACTAATCAAATTACGGTTACACTTAAGTATAATGTTTTAAATACTTCTATTACCGATACCTTAGAAATTGAATTATAAAATGGCTACAACTAAAAAAGAAATAAAGTATATTAATCGTGATTTTTCTGATTTTAAAACACGTTTAATTGAGTTTGCAAAAACTTATTTTCCTAACACATATAATGACTTTTCAGAAGCATCCCCAGGAATGATGTTTATTGAACAATCTGCATATGTTGGAGATGTTTTAAGTTTTTATATTGACAATCAATTCCAAGAAAATTTTATTCAATATGCTCAACAATCAAATAATTTATATGAATTAGCATATATGTTTGGTTATAAACCAAAATTATCTTCGGCAGCCCAAACTACTATTGACTTTTATCAACAATTACCTTCTAAGTTAATAGGATCAGAATATGTACCTGATTATGATTATGCTTTAACTATTTCAGAAAACTCAACAATAACATCAGATAATGGGACATCCTTTATTATTCAAGATAAAATTGATTTTTCTTTAACAAGTTCTCAAGATCCTACAGAAATTTCTATTTATCAAGTAGCCGGAAATACAGTACAATATTATTTACTTAAAAAAAGCAGAAATGCAATTTCTTCAACTATTGTATCTCAAACTTATACCTTTACAGATCCTTTACCATTTCAAACTATTAATCTAAATACTACTAATTTTTTAAAAATATTAGATATCACTGATTCAGATGGAAATTTATGGTATGAAGTAGATCACCTAGGACAAGAAATGGCATTTGATTCAATAAAAAATACTAATATTAATGATCCTAATAAAATGGATAATACTCCATATTTATTAAAATTAAAAAAAGTTGCAAGAAGATTTGCTACTAGAATCATAGCAAAAGATAATATTCAAATTCAATTTGGAGTTGGTTCACCAGATAGCACTACAGAAGAAATTACACCAAATTCTAATAATGTAGGTATTGGATTACCTTTTAAACAAGATAAATTAACTACAGCATATTCTCCTACAAACTTTTTGTATACAGGAACATATGGTATATCACCTTCTAATACAACATTAACTGTTAGATATTTAACAGGAGGTGGAGTTACTTCTAACATAGCTGCAAATACCTTAACTAAAATATCTCCAGAATCAATAAAATTTAATTTATTTTCACTTGTTGATAACACAGCTAATTATATATTTTCATCAGTTTCAGTAAACAATCCATTAGCAGCTTCTGGAGGAAATTCAGGAGACACATTAGAAGAAATTCGTCAAAATACTTTAGCTTTAGTTGCTTCCCAAAAACGTTCAGTTACTGCAGATGATTATTTAATTAGAGCTTTAAGTATGCCCTCAGATTATGGTACAGTTTCAAAATCATATATTGAACAACCAAAATTAACAGATAATCAAGTATCAACAATTGAAACTTTAAATCTATATGTCTTATCTTTAAACTCTGAAGGAAAATTAGATTATGCTAATACAACATTAAAAAATAATTTAAGAACTTATATGTCTCAATATAGAATGATTGGAGATAATATAGAAATTAGAGATGCATATATTATTAATATTGGAATAAATTTTGAAATTATAGTATTACCTGAATATAACAATAATGAAGTTTTACTAGCATGTATTACTGCTTTACAAACATATTTTAATCTTGATAATTGGCAATTAAATCAACCTATATTTTTAAGAGACTTATATATTCTTTTGGATAAAATTAAAGGAGTTCAAACTGTAAAAAATATATCTATTGCAAATAAGGTTGGAACTTCAACAGGATATTCACAATATGCTTATGATATAGAGGGAGCTACCCAAAACCAAACAATTTATCCTTCATTAGATCCTAGTATATTTGAAATTAGATACCCAAATTCAGACATAAAAGGTAAAGTAGTTCCTTTATAACGCTATATTTATAATAAAATATATTAATGGCTGTATATAAAATATTTCCTACCCAAGACGCTACATTATATTCCGCATATCCTACCATGAATACGGGGTTAGATGCTATCTTAGAAACATCTAATAAACTAGATATTAGTGGAAACCCAGATGTAGCTAGATATTTAGTAAAATTTGATACCAATGAAATCATAGATATTATTAGTAATAAAATATCTGGAAACACATATGATATATATTTTAAAAATTTTATAGCAGAAGCTCAAGGAATTAATTTAGATACTTCTTTAGAAATATTACCTGTTGCTCAAAATTGGAATAATGGAACAGGATATACTTTAGATTCCCCAATCATTAAAGATGGTTCATCTTGGGCGTATTCAAGTTACAGTGGATCTAATCCTTGGAATATGTCAGGCTCTGGATTTACAGGATCATATAATGCAACTTATTCCCCCCAAGGAGGAGGTAACTTTTTTACAGGATCTATTTATAAAGTAACTCAATCCTTTGAATTACGTAGTGAAAAAGATATTGAAGTAAATGTTAAAACTACAGTAAATGCTTGGTCTAGTTCAATACTTCCAAACTATGGATTTATAGTAAAATTAACAGGATCTCAAGAATTTAATCCAAGTGAATATATTCAACCTCAATTTAAATACTATAGTGTTGACACAAATACAATTTATCCCCCATGTTTAGAATTTAGATGGAGAGACTACCAATCTGTACTAACAGGATCACTAACCGGAAGTATAGTAACTACCTCAGACATTAAAATGTCTTTATCTCAAAATTCTGGTATATTTTATCCAACAAGTATAAATAAATTTAACCTAAATGTAAGTCCTTTATACCCAAATCGTGTATATCAAACGTCTTCATTATTTACTAATTTAAATTATTTACCTACTTCTTCATATTATGCCATAAAAGACTTGGCTACCAATGAATTTGTTGTTAACTTTGATAATCAATACACCCAGATTAGTTCTGACTCAACAGGAAATTATTTTAGTGTTTATATGAGTGGCCTTGAACCAGAAAGATATTATAAAATTTTAATTAAAACTATAATTAATAGTTCAACATTAATATTTGATGATAATTATTATTTTAAAGTTATAAACGGATGAGTGAAAATATAGAATTAAATAAAAAAGTATATAGTAAAGCGGCATATGATCAAATAATTGATACTGATTTTAATCAATTAGGGATAAAACCTATTCAAACTCAAATAGATACTCAACCAACTGTAAATGAATTTTTTGATTTATATAATGAATTATTTTATACTATTCCTGAATTAGGTGAAATTGATTCTCATGAATATTTAATTACTAAAAGTAGTGAATATATTAATTTTTCTGCTAATCAAGATGAAATAATAGCTTTACAAAATGAAATATTTCAATTAAGAACAGAATTACTTGACACTCAAAAACAAAATATAGAATTACAAACCGGAGCACCACTTTCAAATTCTTCTAATATTGCTTCTCTTGAAGGCGGAATTTCTACAAGTGCAGGCGGAATTGCAAGTGGTGGAGGAGGCTATTAATTTAAACTTAAAATTTTAATTACACAATAATAATGGCTGCAATAATTACTCCAATATTTTTACCTAATATATCCCCTCAACAATATTCTATTGAAGAATCTAATTTAATTTCTTCTTTTCAAATAAATACTTCTTTAAATGAAGATAGTTATATTGAATATTATGTATTTGATATTAATAATAATATTTTATCTTCAACATTAAATTTTACATCCTTTACAGTTCAAAATGATGGTCAATCTGTAGGAAGTAATGGATCTTTATCTAAAATAATTATTGATCCTGAAAAAGATTTAATAGATTATGGATTTAGTGATGGAGAATATATATCATTTTATAATTTTTTAAATAAAAAAATTGGTTCAAATTTTGAGCAACTTTACATTTCTGAAATTTCTTCGGATAGAAAAGAAATAAGATTAAATAGTACATCTCTCACAGCATATGATATAATAAGTGCTACTGAAGATTTTATAATAGAAAGAGAATCATCTCCTTATTTTTTAGATTTTTATTTAAATTTTGGAGATAATAAATTATCAATAGCTAATAATATTGTATTAGATGATGAAAATCCTAATTCTCCTACTATTTTAATTAAACTTTACCAACCTCTTTTAGAGGAATTTAATATTAATAGCCTTTTATGGGTAGTTACATCTGTAGAAGAACCTAGAATTTATAAAGTTACTTTTCCTTATGTACCTATTACTTTTACAGGAGACATTACTAAATCTTTATTACCAAATTTTAATTTAAATTTAAAAGATCAAGTAAATAATTCAACTTTAGAACTATCATATACTAATTTATTACTTACTTCTGTAACTAGCTCTGCTAACCAGTTAAATAGTTTACTTGAAGAAAAAGAAATAGATATAAATGTAGATTATACTAATTTTTCTAACTTTATTCATTTTAGTTCTGCACAAACACGACTTGAAAATTTTTATTCTAAAATAAAATTAATTGAAGAATATACATCTAATATTTCTATATTAAATACAATAACTACTTCTCCTGTAACAATTAATGAAAGCATATTAAATTATGAAAATAAAATAAATAGTATTATAACTAATTTTGATGGATATGATTATTATTTATATTATGAAACTGGTTCAAAATCATGGCCTAAAACATCAACTTTTTTACCATATACTTTAGCTAATTCTACTAGTGATCAAGTGTTATCATGGTTAGGTACTACAAACCCTTCTAGCCCTTTTTATGGTGGACAAATTTTATCTGCTTCTCTTTATGACAATGACAACCAAAATAATCTATATTATTCTATCCCAGAATATCTAAGAGAAGATCCTGCAAATGATCCATATCAATTATTTATTGAAATGATAGGACAACATTACGATAATATTTGGATATATTATAGAGATGTTACTCAAAAATATAATGCAGATAATCGTTTAGAAAATGGTATTTCAAAAGATATAGTAGCGGATGCAATTAGAGATTTTGGAATTAAATTATATCAAAATAATTTTTCAAACGAGGATTTATATACAGCATTTTTAGGTTTAACACCTGAAGGTGGTTTATTTCCATTTCCAAACATAACAGGATCTTTACCTACCCCTAGTGGGTACGAGTATATTAATACAAAAATATCTGCTTCAAATGATTATTTACCGTTAGATGACGTTAATAAATCGTTATATAAACGCATATACCATAATTTACCATACCTATTGCAAACAAAAGGTACATTGCCTGGTTTGCGTGCACTTATTACCTCATATGGTATTCCTGATACAATATTAAGGATTAATGAATATGGTGGAAAAGATAAAATAAATACAAATGATTGGGATTATTGGCAAAATGAATTTAATTATGCTTATAAACAAAATGGAGATAATTTTATTTCCTCTAGTTTTGAATTAAATAGTGAATTTGATAGCCCTAAAACAGTAATGTTTAGGTTTAAAACTAATGGTTTACCAACCTCCTTAATTCCATATTCTCAAAGCTTATTTACTCTTCAAAATAGTTTTAACACCCCATCAGCTCATATAACTCTTCGTTATACCGGATCAGCTTATACTTCTGGTTCTTATAATGGTTCAATTATTGACCCATATTATCAACATGCCTATTTAGATTTTTATCCTAACTACACAAATTTCCCTACCTTAAGTGCTAGTATTTATTTACCATTCTTTAATGGTAATTGGTGGTCAGTAATGGCTAAAAGAACAGGGACTGGAGGATCAACTAATTTTGAATTATACTCTGGAAATAAAATGTATGAGGGTGGTGAAAATGGAACCTCTATTGGATTTATAACTTCATCCTCCATTATTGTTAGCCCTACAGTATGGAATAATTCAATAACAGCACTTTTTGGTTCTGGATCAATTACTATAAGTTCTAATGTTAATGCTGGTATATACAATAAATTTTCTGGGTCTTTTCAAGAAATTAGATACTATAATGAACCTATAAGTGAAAGTGTATTTAAAGATTTTGTAATGAATCCTTCCTCAATTGAAGGAAACTCTATAAATTCTGGAGCAGATCAATTAGCTTTTAGATTACCTTTAGGGGGAGAATTATATACAGGATCAAATTCAATCCATCCAAAAGTTACGGGTTCATGGATTACTACTTCCTCTTTTGCCTCTGACAGTTCTGCTTATATTAATTCAACACCTACATTTATACCTAATACAGAATATTTTTATTACGATCAACCAATAGTAGGAATTAAAAATGCAATTGCTGATAAAATTAGAATAGAAAATAATGTGATACCTGAGGGAGATATTTTATCTCCATTTATGTCTTTATCTCAACAAGCTAATATATCTCAAAGTTATACAGCAAACACAAATTTACTTGAGGTAGCATTTTCACCACAAGATGAAATAAATGATGATATTAATTCCTCTCTCGGATATTTTAATATAGGAGAATATATTGGAGATCCAAGACTACGTTCTTCTTCTGCTGAATTTTACCCAGACTTAAATGCTTTAAGAGATTCATATTTTCAAAAATATACTAAAAATTATAATTTAGTTGATTTTGTTCGTTTAATTAAATTTTTTGACAATTCATTATTTAAAATGATAAAAGATTTTGTACCTGCTCGTACAAGTCTTGCTTCGGGAATTGTAATTAAACAACATATTTTAGAAAGAAATAAAGTTCCACAACCACAAGTTGATACTAATTCTCCTATAGCATATTATACTAGTGGATCTGTAAACAATCAACCACTAACATTCCAAGATATATCTGTTTCTGGTACATTATTACCTCAATGGAACGACTATAATGCTGGTACAGTAGAAAATTTTGATGGAGGTACTGCAGGAACATTTGAAATGTTTAATGGAACCGCTTTTGCTCCATCCGGCTCTAATATATTTAATTTAACACAAAGTTGGAGTGAATCATATAATTCTCCTTTAGGACTTGTAAATATAATTCATAATTCACAAGATGAATTTTATAATGGTGAATTTGAAGGTTCAGTTTTAACTGTAACTACTCAAAGTTTAAATTTACCCTTTCCAATAAGTAATGAAATATTTGACTATACTCCTGTAAGATATAGTCCACAAAATTATGATTTAAATACTACAAGTTCTTTTGCAGAGTCCCAATTTTTAAATGTATTAACAGTACCTGATCAAGGTGAAATTTTACTTTTAAGAGCTTACAGTAAACTTCAAAAAGATGGTAGTACTGGATTGTCCTCTCTATATGTAAAAATTCATAAAAAAGATAATAATGGATTTGATAATTCTGTAACTTTAGGACAAGCTACTAGATTAAGAATTAAATACACTACTGAAATAGATTATTTAACTATTGGAGATATTTTAACAAAAACAGAATATCCAACATATTGGCTATATAAAGTTCAATCATTAGGTTCTAATACAGCAGATAATTATGTTGTAGATTATATGACCTCAGCTTCATTTACATCTTCAATATTTGAAGTTCCTTTTACTCTTAACCCAGCTATAGGAGGAAAACTTTTTCCTTATTATACAACCTCATCAAATAACCAATTTTTTAATCAAACTGATGGAATATATACTATTCCTTCCTCTCCATCTCGCACACCAAATATCGCTATTACTCTTTCAGCATCATTATTTATTAGTGGTTCCGTTGGTGGGAATTTTTATTTTATGTTACTTAAACCAGGTCTTCCAGAATCAGAAGCTACATTTTTAATAGACCCATTTACTAATAATTTAATTCAAGGATCTTGGGAAGCTGGTGGTGAAGATTTACCACCAACTTTTTTTGGAATAACTTCAGCTAGTGGAAAATTTATTCCAACTCCTGAAGATCGAATTTTTCTTGCTGTTACAAAAACTGGAGATATCCCATGTAGAGTTTTATCCGGCAGCTTTTTAGTTACTCAAAGTATAGCCCCTTCATCACAAAAAAATGATTTTGTTATAATTGAACCTTATATTACCAAACCTAATTTTTATAACAGCGATGACAATGCTCTTTTAAATAGCGTTAGTGATCAAAGAGAAAGTACTTTTGCTCTAGATGCCGATTATTCAGATGGAACAACTCCTATAAATTTTGCACTATTAGTTTCAGGAACTGCAACCCCAGCTACTGTACCTGATTCAAATTATACTTCTAAAAAATCAATACTCTCTAAATACGAGGGATCTAAATCAACTTCACAATTTTTAAATCAATGGACCCTAGGAGATACAGGAACATATGGTAAACTACCTACAGTAGAAAGTTTAAGAAATGCTTTTATAATTGCGGGATGGATTGGAGGATGGCCCCCAGAAATTGAGGGAGCATCAGCAGCAAATATTAATTATATAGTTAGAGAAGATGGTACTTTAATTAAACCATGGTCAACACCAAATGCACTATCAGATTTAAGACAATATTTTACCGATGGTGAAAAAGTAACTATATCTACATTAGAAAATATTCAATCATCAAATAAAAATTATTATAAAATTCTTAAAAGTGGATATCAAGTTAAAAATATTTTATATACTCAAATAGGACAATCCCCCTCTCAAACATTTACAGCTTCTTTAAGTTTAGTAGATAAAGGAAATTCTGCTACATCTATTGTAGAAGATTATCAAATTAAAGTAGCATCTGACTGGTCATCACCAACACCTTGGTTAAATAATAGTATGACTAGTACTTTTGAGGAAATAAATTTTCCTATACTATTAACCTCCGGATCATTTGCTAATATTCAAACTGTAACAAATCCTAGGAGATCCCCAGGTACGGGTAATACTACAAATACAAGATATTATGTTTCTCAATCTCTTGTAGATGATAAAGTAGATCTTACTTTTAATTTTAAGTTATTCTGGTCATATTTTCCCAATAATGCTGCATATGCAATTTTATTAGCTAATAAAGAATTTAGACCCCCCGCCCCAACTTCTGTTAAAGTTTATTATCAATTAATAAGATTAAGAAATGGATCTGAAACAATAATATATGATAATCCAAATGGGATAGAATTAAATAATCCCTCAACTCTTTCTGGGGGAACATTAAATATTTCTTATAAAGAAACATCAGATTCTTTTACAGTTTTATCTACTAATTTAAAAAAAGATGATGTATTTTATTTAAAAGCTAAAGCAGTATTAAACGCTAACTCTCCTGAAGATCAATATATGTATATTGAAGCTGGATCAGAATTAAATATTATTCAAAATCCAATTTCTAATCAAACTATTAGTATAGGAAATTTTTGGATATCTTCTTCTTATCTTCCACTTACTGCTTTTTCTAATTCCTTTTCTAATGCCTTTTTTCAAACTTCATCAGTCTCTCTCTTTTCAGATCCTGTTTCCTTAAACCAAATTAACTCAGGTGGATTTGCTGGCACTAATATATTATATACTACATCTTCAGTTTTTAAAAATAATTTTGATAATAAATTTGCTTGGGGAAAAGATATTCCTAGTTCGGGTTTTAATACAATTGAAACTCATTGGGATATTATTCCAGGAGATGAATTTAAATTTGAAGGAAAAGAAAACCAAAGGTATAGAGTTCTTAAAGCAGGTATTGTTTCTTGTTCTGGATATGTTTCAAATTCAGTATTAGCTGTAGAATTTGATAGACCCTTACCAACATCAGGATCACTTAATTATGATAAATTTTCTATTCAAAGATATATTGATTTTGAAGGAAATTTAATTTTTGAAGGATTTAAACCTAGCGCAACTGGTCCATTTATTATTACACCAGAGTTTATAACTCCAAATTTAAATAAAAATATAGGTAAGATTCTTGAAGATTTTACTTCAAAAGGTTTGCTTACATAATATTTATTAGTATAATACAATATATAATACAACAATATGGGATATTTAAATAATAGCGTCGTTACAGTAGATGCAATTTTAACATCAAAAGGAAGAGAACTTTTAGCAAAAAATGATGGTTCTTTTCGAATTACACAATTTGCTTTTGCAGATGATGAAATAGATTATACTTTATATAATCCAACACATCCTTCTGGATCTGCATTTTATGGAGAAGCTATCCAAAATATGCCTTTACTTGAGGCTTTTCCTCAAGAAACTCAAACTATGAAGTATAAATTAGCTACTTTACCTCGTGGAACATCTAAATTACCTGTTTTAAATTTAGGCTACTCAGCTATTACTTTAAATCAAGGTGCTTCGTTAGCTATTACCCCACAAACTTTAAATTATTTAGGTAATTCACAAGCATATGAATCTAGTGGATATTCAGCTACAATTTCTGATGTTAGATTAATGGGTACATTTACTGGAGTTGGAATTAATACAGCAGGAGCACAAGCATCAAATGTTACTACAACAACAACTTTAGGAACTAATGTTTCTCAAACTATAATTGGCTCTCAAATTAATTTAAGAGCAACAACAGTAAATACTTTATTTGGTTCTAATACTCAACTTTCAGCTACTTTAACTGTTGTAGGTTTAGATAGTGGGGCTCGTTTAACAATTCCAATTTTAATTAATAAAACAATAGTTTAAATCATAAAATATGTCATTTAAAAGATTAGACCCAGAAGATTTTTTAGTAAGTAGTGATTCAATTACCTCTACTATGTGGTCAACGGGTGTACCAACATTAACTTCTTTTTTTACTTCATCTACTCAAATTGCTTCATCTGCTGGTAGTTTTTATTATAGTGTTTATCAAACTGGATCGGGGGAATTAAATGCTGAAGTTCAATTTGATATAGCATATGGTGACTCTTTAGGAAGTGGAAGTGTCTTATACAATAGTTCAGTACCTGGAGTATCTCCAACAAAAACTATATATGGCCAATATCGTTCTTTAATTTTAGAGGATGAAAATTCATCTTTCATTTTTGGAAAAGGTAATAATACTTACACAACTAATAATTTTTGGGTAATAAATCTTGAAAGAGCAAGATATAAACAATCAATTTTTCCTGGATCATTAAATTTAGAACTTTCTGGATCTGGTGGGATTGGATCTATATATTTAACAGATGACTCATTAGATAATCCTGTATCTGAATTTTTAGGTTCAACTAGAGTATACCAATTAATTTCTGGATCTAATGGAACTGCAGGAACTTTAGCAAATAGTGGATATGTAGCCGGATCTGGTTCATATGGTTTAGTGTTCCCTGATTTAGGAACTATATTAATTAATCCTGCTGCTGTATCTCAATCAATTAGATTATCTCCAAGTAGATCAAATAATTCTGATGGTTTAAATAATGCAAAATTATTTAATGCTATTTCTAAGGGTGCTCTCTTTACATTAAACTCCCAAGAAACACTTACTTCAGATTATGTTTTTGTTAGAGCACGCAATAGTGAATTTAATTACTCTGAAAATCCATCATTTATTGCAGGTTCAACAGGTGAGGTAATTTATAGTCAATTTATTAATTCTCCTCAAGTATATCTTACTACTATAGGAATGTACAATGACAGTAATGAATTAATAGCGGTGGCTAAAATGTCAAGACCATTATTAAAAGATTTTACAAAAGAAGCTTTAGTTAGAGTAAAATTAGACTTTTAGAATGAATGAGCGTATTCAAACCATTTACAACTTCAGATGTTATTGTTTCTCCTTTTAAGGTAAATAAATTATTTACTTTTACAGGAAACGAGCTTACAGGCTCAAACGTACAAATTGATAGATTTCTTGGAAAAAATATTACAGCATCTTTATGGATATCTGGTTCAAATCCTACTGGGTATATTACATCCCAATCAAGCCAATTAGTATATCGTTCTATTAGAGAACTTTATTACTCTAATTATATTGGTGGAGATGATGGAGCTCCTGCAGCAACGGCTTCATTTAATAATGATGGAACAATAACAGGTTCTGTTTATACCCCAAATTACTATAACTATTTATCAAATACTTTACCTCCAAGTAGATATTTCCCAACAGGATCAAATGAAGCTATTACAGTAATTTCAATCCCCTCAAATTTATTTGGTGAATATTTAAAACCTGGATCTGTAAGCATTTCTACAGGAAGTATAAATTTACAAGATGATGGATTAGGCAATTTATTACATGGAGTTTTAAAAGTAGGAGATGTTATTTATGAACATGGAATAGTAATTATAACTAATAGTGGAATAACAGGATCACTAGATGGATATGGATATGTGCAATATGGATCTACATTTTATGGGGGAGATGATTATGATTTTACAAATAATTTTTATAGTGGTTCATTAACTTGTTCATTTGAAAGTACAGTTACTATCTATGAGACCCAATATAAATGCACTATTAGAGAAAATGAATTTAATTTTTCAAATAATCCTTCTCTACTTTCAGGATCAGTAGCTATAAGTAATGGTAGTGGTAGTTCATTCCCCCAACCAGGAAGTGGAAAATTAAACGATAACGTAACAGGTTCATATTTTTCCCCATATATTACAACTGTTGGATTATATAATAATAATAAAGAATTATTAGCGGTAGCAAAACTTGCTCAACCGTTACCTGTATCCTCTGTTACAGACACATCAATATTAATAAACTTTGATTTTTAAAATTTATGTCAAATTGGTTATATAAAGATAAAAGAATACAAGACATAACAGATTTTCCCCAAGGAACCTATGGTTTTATTTATATTTCTGTTCATATCCCTACTGGTAAATCCTATTTAGGTAAAAAATCTTTATATCACAATGTAAAGAAAAAACTAGGTAAAAAAGAATTAGCTGAACAACCTGTAACTAGAGGAAGAACATCTCTTACAAAACAAATCATAAAAGAATCCGACTGGAAAACTTACTATGGCTCAGCAAAACCTATACTTGAACTTATAAAATTAGGAAAACAAAAAGATTTTGACCGTAAAATTTTATGTGTTGTTCCAAATAAAAAATTATTGACATACTATGAATGTAAATATTTATTTAAATTAGGTGTTTTAGAAAATCCAAACGATTGGATAAATGATAATATTTTAGGAAAGTTTTTTCGAAAAGACTTTGTTCCCCAAGATTAATATTGTATCTTACATTTATGGTAAATGAATTACTAGTTAATTTAGTTAATTCTGTTCTAGGAGCAGGCAAACGTACTGCAAGAGGAAATCAATCTTATACTTGTCCTTTTTGCCATCACCACAAACCCAAACTTGAAGTTAATTTTACTGAAAATAAAGATGGCATAAATCAATGGGCTTGCTGGACATGTAGTAAAAAAGGAAAATCAATAAAAAGTCTTTTTAATCAAATTAAAGTTGATGCTAATCACTTTCATGAATTAAGTAAATTAGTTAAAAATGTATCTTTACATAATATAGGTGAATCAACCTCAACTACATTAGAATTACCAAAAGAATTTAAAACATTTACAAATAGTAAGGATATTGTAGCAAGACATGCTTGGTCTTACCTTAAAAAAAGAAATATAACTCAACAGGATATCTTAAAGTATAATATTGGTTACTGCAATTCAGGCCAATATAATAATATGATAGTTATACCATCATATGATAGCACCGGTAAATTAAATTATTTTACCGCTAGATCATTCGAACCAAATCCCTACACCAAGTACCGCAACCCAGAAACGTCTCGCGATATTATACCGTTAGAACTGTTTATTAACTGGGATTTACCTATTATATTATGTGAAGGGCCATTTGATGCTATGGCAATAAAACGAAATGCGGTTCCATTATTTGGAAAAAATATTCAACCTAGTTTAATGAAAAAATTAGTTGAATCAAAAGTACAAAAAATATATATTGCTTTAGATAACGATGCTATAAAGCAAGCACTTAGATTTTGTGAACAACTCTTAGATGTTGGAAAGGAAGTTTATTTAGTAGAATTACAAGGGAAAGACCCTAGTGAATTAGGTTTTGAAAATTTTACAAAACTAATACAAACAGTGTCTCCATTAACACAATATAAACTTATGGAGAAGAAATTATCAACCATATGACAAAAAGAAACATTAAAAGATCTTATAATAGAATCTTAGAAATTTCAGAAGATGCAAAACAAATAACATTACCAGATTCAAGATATTATCGTAGAAATGGTAAATATTACCCCTCTATTACTTATGTTTTAAGTTATTACCCAAAAGGCAAATTTTTTGAAAATTGGCTTAAACAAGTAGGATTTGCCTCAGAACACATTGTAAAAAAAGCAGGTGAAGAAGGTACTCAAGTGCATGAAATGATTGAAGAGTATTTAAACGGAAAAGAACTTAACTTTTTATCCCCAAGTGGAACTCCATTATTTAATCCAGATGTATGGCAAATGTTTTTACGTTTTGTAGATTTTTGGGAAGAATATAAGCCAACCCTAATTGAAGCAGAAGTGCATTTATTTTCAGATGAAATAAAAGTAGCAGGTACTTGTGATATGGTTTGCGAAATTAATGGTGAAATTTGGATTATTGACTTTAAAACATCAAATAATTTACAAACAACATATGACTTACAAACTGCAATTTATGGTAAATGCTATGAAGAATGTTTTGGTAAAAAAGCAGATCGTTACGGAATTTTATGGTTAAAATCAAGCAAACGTAAAAGTGCTAAAGATAAAATACAAGGTAAAGGATGGGAAATGTATGAATCATCTCGTACACAAGAGGAAAATATTGATATTTTCTTAACAGTTAAAAAATTATTTGATTTAGAAAATCCAACTCACTCACCAATATTTACTGAATTTAAAACTAGCGTTAAGCGAGAGTTGTAATATGTATAATTATGATAAGTCTTATCCAATTATTAAAGGAAGTGCAAGATAGTCCTAAAGCTATTATATTAGCGGGGGCACCAGGATCTGGAAAAGGAACTATTCTAAGAGATTTAAACTTAAGTAAATTTAAAATTCTTAACATTGATGATACTATAGCAGCTTTATCAAAACAAGATCAATTTACACTAAACCAAAAAACAGCAGATTCCGAAGATAGAAGTAAATTTATGTCGGCAATGCAAACTGCTGCAAAACAATTAAAAACCCAAGATTTACCTCAAACTATATTAAATAAAGAATCATTTATTTTAGATGGTACGGCTTCATCTCCAAACCAAACTTTAAAACTAAAATCCCAACTTGAAGAAGCGGGATATAAAGTAATGATGTTATATGTTTATACTGAACTAGAAACATCTTTAAAACGCAATGAAGAACGATTTGAAAAATCAGGTGGAGAAGATAGAAGTTTACTTCCTGGTGCTGTATTAGGAACATGGCTTATGGTAGCTAAAAATTTTCCTTTATATCAACAATTATTTGGTAATAACTTTGTATCTGTATCCAATACTGGTAATGAAGAAACATTAAAAGATATTGATCAAATTATTCAAAAGTATGTTACTCCATTTGATCCAAAAGATCCAAAACAAAAAACTGAAAAAGAACAAGAAAAATCTAATAAATTAAAAGAAAAATTAAATATAGAAATTCAAAATTTCCTTGATTCTAATCTAGCTCAAAATATTATAAACTCCTCTGTTTCCAAAGAAGAAGCTCAATCTAAAATAAATGAATTCATTAGTTAAATCACTTATATTTCCACTTTTAGAATCTGAACAAAAAGGTGTTGCTTTAATCCCTGGTGGTTTTAAACCCCCAACTATAGGACATTTTGTATTAGTTGATGAAGTAGCACAAAATCCAAATTTTGATAAAGTAATTGTTTTAATAGGCCATAAAATAAGAGATGGTGTAACTAAAGAAGAAAGTTTAGCAGTATGGGATATCTATAAAAAATACCTTCCCTCTAACGTTGAAATTAAAACTTCAGATAACTCTTCACCTATTGCAGATATTAGCTCACTTATAAAAAACAACCCATCCACATATTTTTACCCAGTAGTGGGTATTAGAGGTGAAATGGATTTAGGTGATATAAAACGATTTGATAGTTTAGAAGGTAAATATCCTAACTTTAAAACAATAGTAATTAAAACAGAAGAAGGTAAAGATCGAGTTAGTGGAACAAAAACAAGAGCTGCTTTAATTAGTGGTGAAAAAGACAAATTTCAATCATATCTTCCAACTGAATTATCACAAGAAGAAAAAGATGGGATTTGGTCTATTTTAACTAAAACCCCACTAAATGAAATAAAGTATGCTGAACCTAGCAAATTTGATTATCCAAAACAACTAAAAGCACTTACTGAATTTATGTTAGATAAGGGAATGAATATTAAACCTTTACCTAAAGTAAAATTTATAGAAGATGATGTTGAAAATGCTAGGAATTTTTTTGGTAAAACGGCGTATTACGATCGGAATCAACGCGTTATAGTACTTTATACAATGGATCGTCATCCAAAAGACATTATGCGTTCATTTGCGCACGAAATGATTCACCACATGCAAAACTGTGAAGATCGTTTAAATGGTATTTCTACTCAAGACACAAACGAAGAAGGTGATTTGCCTGAAATTGAAAGAGAAGCATATGAAAAAGGAAATATGACTTTCCGAAACTGGACAGATACATTAACTGAAGGTGTATTTGAAGATAGAATTGAATGTGATAATTGTGGGTGGAGTTGGAAAATAAAAGATGGTGGAGATGACTTATATGTTTGTCATAAGTGTGGTACTAATAATACACCTAAACCATTAAACGAAGAAAAAGAAGAGGATAATGGCACTTTATTATATAAAAGCATATTTAAACCAGATATAAACATATTAGTTGCTTTTGGAAATTATGAAAATTATAAAATTTTAAAACCTTTATTTAATAAATATGGATATGGTTTTTATTCCCCAGAAGATAAAACAATAATTCTTAATGGTGAACGTTTTATAAATTCTAATTTAGATTTTAGGGATTTTAAATTTGTTGAAGCACACGAAATAACCCATTTACTTTTAGGACATACAGGACCATATTCTGAAGAAGATGAAATGGATGCTGATTTAGGAGCATATATTTTATTAAAAAATAAAAAGTTATCAACAGATAGACTTGTAAACGAATTTGAAAATAGACATGGTGTACCATTTACTGAAGAATTACTTGAACGAGTAAAAAATAGGTTGTAAATTTATTAAAATTAATACATGAAAAAAATACCAACTTTACTTGACTTATATGAAGCAATCAAACCATACACTATATATTGTGATATGGATGGTGTGCTTTGTGATTTCGATCAAGGATATGAAAAGTTAACAGGAGAATCTACAGATGAAGCTAATGCTAAAGGTAAATCTTATTTTTGGAAACTTTTTAGAGAAAGCGTTGGAAAAAATGAAAAAGATTTTTGGGCTAACTTACCATGGCAACCGGGAGGAGAAGAACTTTGGAATCATATTAAATCTTCTTCCCCAAATATCCTATCAGCTCCCGCAGTAGATTTTAATTTACCTCAAGACCAACAATTAAATCCCGAATTCAACCAAGCTATTCAAGGTAAAAAAGAATGGATTTCTAAACACCTTAATGGTGTAAATAAAGAAATATTTGTTCCTGCTCCTCAAAAATCAACATTTGCAACATCAAAGCATATACTTATAGACGATATGCAAAAAAATATAGATGCTTGGAAGGCAGCTGGTGGTAAAGCAATTTTACATACTTCTGCTTCAAAAACTATAGAAGCTCTTAAAAAATACGATTTATAAATGTCAGATTCAGTTTTAAAAAAAGAATTTCAAAAAAAAGACGTTGAACGTTTACGTAACCTTGTTAAAGGTAAATATGGAGACAGAACAACTGTTGGAATAGGTTATAGTAAAACTCCTGAAGGAGAACATAAAGAAGGTGACATTTGGAAATCAGATGGTAAAGAATGGACTATCAAAGATGGTTTAAAAGAAAATATTACTAAATTAGATAAATTTAAAAATCTATCTATTCCTATATTTTGTCCAAAATGTAAACAAAACATGGACAAACAATTAGACATACACTATTTTAAATCTTATGGTGAATGTTTAGATTGTAGAGCTACAACAGAAACCCAACTAAAAGTATCTGGAAAGTGGGAAAATTATGTAAATCAAACATTTAATAAAGAAATTGATCTTCATATAGAAGATTATAAAAGTTTCATGGATAATAAGTTGTCAGAAAGTAATAATGGCTTTGTAACAGAAGCTGGTGATGTGCAAAAATGGGTCGGTGGGATTGATAAAGATCGTGCATTAAAGGCTATGGAAGAATCTATTAATTATTTAAATTCACTTAAAAAATGACAACAACTGTATTTACAACAATTTTAGTAGCATTAATAACTGCTGTACTAGGTCCTATTATAGTAGCTTGGTTTAAACTAAAAATGGAAAAAAAATCCCAAAATACTTTAATGTTTGATGCTCTTGAAACTTCAACTTTAGTAGATAATCAACTTGAAATTGTACTAGAAGAACTAGAATGTGATAGAGTATGGATTGCCCAATTCCATAACGGAGGTCATTTTTACCCTACAGGTAAATCCATTCAGAAATTTTCTATATTTTACGAAAAATGTACCCCTGAAACTCCAAACATACAAGGTACATTTCAAAATATTCCTGTATCTTTATTTCCTAGAGTACTTTCTAAAGTATATAAAGACAATGAACTGTATGTTTCTGATGTAGAAAATGATGAGGATACATATGGGTTAGAATTTTTTACTAACCAATGCGGTACTAAATCAGCTTGCATAGTGGGCTTACATAGTTTAGATGACCATTTAATAGGAATAATGGGGATATCATTTAAAGAACCACATCATTTAGAAAAAGATAAATGGATATTCCTTAGACAAAAAGTAGGAGTTATAGGAACATTACTTTCTGAATATTTATACGCGACAAACAAAAAATAATTTAATATTTATTATAAAATGAAAGATACTTTTGACTTAACAAAATTTTTAAAAGAAAATAAATCTCTTGAAAATTTAAACCCAACATTTAAATCCCTTAATGAAAATAAGCATGTAAAAGATAAAATTAAAGAAATGATTTTAGCTGAATTAGGCGACCCAGATGATGAGTATGATACTGTTGATCATGGAGGAGATGAACTTGAAGAAGCTAAAAAAGATAAAAAAGTAGAAGACGTTGAAACAACTGATGTTGAAACAACTGATACAACTGAAGAAGTTCCTGCAGAAGATGCACCGGCTGAAGAAGCACCTGCTACAGGTGGTGGCTTAGAAGACATAGCTGCAGACATGGAAGGTACAGAAGGCGATTTAATGGACTATTTAATGAAAGCCCTTAAAGTTGCTAAAGGAATGAACAATGAAAAACTAGAAACACAAATAGGAAACACACTAAAATTTTTCGTTAGCGAATATATTGGTGGAGAAGAACAGTAAACAATTAAATCTATATAAACAATCAAATCTATGAACACAACAGAAATTTTTAACGCAATTCAAGAACAATTAGCTACTTTAGAAGCTGAACATGGTAAAACATCAAAAGCCGCTCGTGGTAGAGCACGTAGCGCCGCTAACAATATTAAAAAATTAGCAGCAGAATTTAAGAAAACTTCAACTGCAGAAGACAAAGCAGCTTAAAAAATGGAACAACCTATTAATGAACCTTTTACTTCAGAGGAATCTCAAGAGATTTACCAGAATTTTAAGACCATTATTAATAGTCGTTTAGATAAACTTTACAACTCAAAAGGCTCAGACGGCGAACAATACGCATATAGTATCGCCGTTAAGCAAATGAGAAAAAAACAAGCTGAGAAATTAGCAGAACCAACAACTGAAGAACCTATGAAACAAGGAGACAAATTAAAAGAAATGATTCAATCAGCATTATCTAAACCCTTATCTGAAAAGAAAAAAGCATCTTCATTTACATCTCAATATGATGATAAATTTACTGATGGGAGGAAAAAATTACCGGATGGTTTACAAAAGTCTATTTTAAAAAAACAAGGTAATTTAGATGAAGATCTTGATCTAGGCCATGAAGATAATGAACCACATATGCTTAAAGCGGATCTGTATCGTATTGGAAAATATGCTATGGAACTTTATAAAATGGTTGATCAATTTGAAGGTGAACAAGAAGTTGATTTCCCACATTGGTGGCAAGCAAAAATTATCGAAGCTAAAAATATGTTAGTTTCAGCTAAACATTACCTTGATTTTGAAATAAAAGAACCTCAACTAGATGCTATGGTAGACGTAGCTTCTGAAGAAGGAGCTATTGATGAAATGTCAAAAAAACAAATCAAAAAACGTGGTGAAATATTTGATACTTTAACAGCTAAAGGCATGCCCGATGAAAAAGCAGGTAAAATTGCTACATCAACAGCAATGAAGAAAAAAATTAAAGAAGCTATTTTAGCTAAACTTAAATAAT